TGGTCCTGTTACTTAAAAAGAATATTAAATAAAAATGTTTAAAGGTACTCCCTCCAGGCCGCGGCCTGGAGGGAGTATTGCTTATTTGTGACAATGGTGTCGGCGAGTATGTACCTTGGGATCGAAACGGGTAAGGTCGAGGCGCACAGGACCGTTCATTGCTGACCAATCCAATGCGTTTTCCAAATACTCTAACCATTCACCACCTGCATACACCACGTCTTCATGGCGGAACGTACTGAGTGTTCCGTCCACGTCATACACACCCTCCGGAATATCAAACCGTTGGGTCCTGCCAAAACTACCTGGAGGGAAGAAGGGTTCATTGAAACTCTTCTCTCCTGTCAGCGTATGCCAGAAGTCCATCAACGCCACGCTCAAGGAACCTCCTAGATCATCCTTGACAGTGACGATTTGTTCGCCTTCTTTCTCCCCGATCTGTACTTCCATTACCTTTCCTCTTAAATCTGGAACTGCTTCACCTTATTAGCTTTCTTGTGGATGAGACTGGTGAGTTCATTGATTCGTTTGCACAGCAAACGGTAGTCTTTGTCCAAGCAGACACCTGGACCTTCCGCCCGCAGCTGTGCGCTACGCATGGCATTGAGGCGATCACGCTCTTGGATAAGAGGGCTCACTTCGTCAATACCTATCTGGAACATGCTCATGTTAGTTCTCCTGGTAACCTATTTGAGTAGCTTAAATAAACTACAGTGATTACTTCACACCGAAGTAATATAGGTCCAAGAAAACATGTAAGTTAATATGGGTTCTGACCCACCGGTACCCGATGAATCAGATCGAACAACCCATGACTGGCAGGCAACATGACGTCGTCTACTGGAGTCTTGGTTTTGTCATCCTTGTAACGAATGATCTCTACCCGGTTCTGGATGTCACAGATAACTTCCAGACGTCGATCCTTATAGTCCTTGATGGTGATCCGGAAGTAGGATGCGAAAGGGTTTTCACACCCCGGCAGGTCCAGTTTCAGATACACCTGCAACGACTTGGGGTCGTGGTCAGGGTCGATGATGGGATTACCCAGGCTGTCACACGTCCAACCTGGGATATCCACGTAGTAATGCCCGGCGGTCTTGCGAATGTGTACGATACCTACGTCGCTTTCAATGTTCATCACTGATAATCCTTGTGACTTTACTGTTCATGAAGTAGAGCCCCAACGACTCGAGGATGGCATAAATCGATTTAAGGTTTTGTGAGATAATCAAACGCGTGTCCACAATCGGGAGTAGCTCTTTTGGAATCCCACCCATACCGTCAATCATGTCCACCGGGATATAAACCGAGGTTAAGTTGGTGCGAGTACTCAAGTACTCTTTAAAGGTGTCCCCGAACTCTTTATCCTCTACCGAATCGAAGTAGTTCTTCATCTTCGTTTTGTTGTGCAGCGCCAAGTTGACCTTGTACGCACGGTAAGGGAGCTCTGGAGCAGCCCCGTACTTCTTCGCGAACACTTTCTCCCACAGTTCGTGGTAGTAGTAAATGGAGGATTCAGGATTGGTGTAAGCCGCTTCTTCCTTAATCCCGTTCTTGGTCAGCCAGCTGTAACCGCTGTTCTCGATATCGTCGATCAGCGAGCGCTCGATCTCAGCAATCTCGTGCAGCAGAGTAGCGGCATCCATTTGCTTGCGGTTATAAATGGAATCCAGTACGTCGCGCATAAGCTTGTTAGTAAACGTACGAACCTTAAGGGCGATCTTGATACCGCGGAGGTGAACGCCTTTCAGTTCGAGCTTAGGCACTGCGTGCAAGATACCTTCCAACATCAACTGCATCGCGTAGTAGTGCTTCGACATGGAGGTGGTGACGTATGAACTGAAGAGGTATTCGTTCTTCATGTTCAAGCGGTTCAGGTACTGCTTCGCCACGTTCATGTTCCGACTCAGTCGCGCGTGCTGATCAACAGCAATGCAACGAATGAAGTAGGTCAATGCCGCGTTGAAACAAATACCACCTTGTTCATCATCCACGTAATCGTCGATGATCATGTCCACCGAATAAATCATGGAGTCGGTGTCGGAGGTCAATACGTTTTCACGCACGATCTCTTTGACGTTGAACACACTACTCGGTGGGATGTCAGCCTTGAGGAAGGCCTTGATGAACGTACCCCACTTCTTCTCCAATTCGACGTGATGTGCGTTGAGGAACGCCATCTGGTCTTTATCGGGTTTCTTACCCAGCTTGGTAACAATGAGGGTCTCATAGTCACTGTTAGCCGGTTTGATACCTTCATCAGCTTTGAAGCCTGCAGGCATCTCAGGAATCTGACACCATTCGTCAAAGAACCGTTTCATCAGCTCTTTGTTGGTGGTGTACAGCCCGCGCAAGTCCATCGAGCAGAGAATGATCGTCAGCTCAAGAGGACGCAAGCCTTCCAAGAACATCCGGATGGCTTTCAGCTTGGACTTGTTGTTCCAGTAGTAGTTCGCACAACGGGTTACCATGTCCATGACCTGGTCTACCGTTGCGTAGTTCATCTGGTACTCGTTGATCACGTTCTGGATCAACTCGCGGTTAGCGTACGCCAAGGTACTCAAGAAGAGTTCCATGGTTTTGTTGTAGCTAAGCAGCAGACGGTTACCTGTGATCAAACGTTCGTTCAACAGGTTAGCCGTAGATGTAACGGCACGACAAGTACTGGTCAGTGTAGTGTGACCCGACTTGTTGTACAGCGGAGTACCCGACGACGACATACCACCCGATTGGGCGTTGTTGAAGATCTTCAATGCGTTCTGGATTTCGTCGAACGCTTTGGCTGCCTCTTGGTCGTTGACAGCCAGTGCATCTTTCTTCTTGCCTTTATACAACCGGCGGAAGTCAATGAATTGTTCGGTACCAATCGCGTTAACTGATTTCTCATCATTGGTGTGCTTGTAGGCTACCAACGACGGTGACAGAATGTAGTTGTTCTCTTCTACTGTCGCAAAGAACTCACGAGCAGGCATAACGGTCGGTACACGATCGCCATACTTGTTCTTCTTAAATACTTTAAACTTCGCTTCTTTAAACCCGTTTTCATTCGGGATAAAGACTTTCTCACACAACTCTAAAATGTGGTTGTAGTCGTGTCCGTAATAAACACTGAGGTACAACGCCGCTTGGATGTGATACGCTTTGATGATATCACGGTTTGCTTTATACTCAGGCGAAATGAACGGAGAGAGATGAACTTCTCGATCCGGTACTAAGTTGGTGGCCGGGACTGTCATGAGATAGACCTGTCGTATGTATCTTTAAAAAATGAATTAGGACAAAAAATAAAAAGGCATTACCAAGCCCCTAACTAATAAGGGGCTTGGTAACAAGATACACATCAGGTGTCGAAGATGTTGATGGTAACGTTGGCACCCAGACTGGCGAAGAAAGTCTCCATAGGAGCCTTGAACTCTTCGCGGTAGTTGTCGATTACCACCGTGGCCCTACGTGCCGCAACTGTACGGAACGTGGAAGCGAGGATCCAAGGGATACCGATCACTTCCAAGAGACCGTTGGTGTTGATGATCCCGATATAGTCGTAAGCCGACGGATCGTTCACATTACCTACTTCACCTGCAAAGTAAGCATACAACGATTGATGTTTGACATTGATTTCGGGGTCCAGTGCCCGGGCGGTTACGTAGTCCATGACACTGGCTACCTTCACCTGGTTTTTCTGATCCCCGATAATTCCATTTTGCACGAACTGGAAACTTACAATGTCTCCCTTCTTTGGGTTTGCGAGAGCCATGACTGAATTTTCTCCTCAACTTTAATCAGAACCAAGGGCAGCTTCAAAAGATGTTCACCACAACGTACGACCACTCCAGGGCCGCTGGTCAGGGTAATATCTACAATGGTTCCTACATCAGTTGAGTCAGCAAAGAGCAAAGCCGTCAGGTTCTGATCCTCCACTGGTTCTACGTCTTCCTCATTCGGGAAGGCGGTCATAGCCTCTACTTGCTCAGCCAAGAAAGCATGCAGACGTTCAAACTCCATGTTCAGAGGATCGTCTGATGCACCCAGGCGGCTGTACAAATACCCCGCTAGCGCATCGTAATCAATTGCTAGGATACGCTCCATGGCGTTTTACTCTTTGTAGGAGAAGGTGAACAGCAGTACCGTTGCCTGGAAACGCATCGAGGCGAGTTCCAAGCCACCGTGTACCAGCGTCGACGTTTGCAGCAACTGCATGGTCTGCATGTACTCTGCGGTCATCTTCTGGTTTTCTTCTTCGATAGGGTGGGTGAAAGCCCCTACCTCCGGGAATGGGATATCGTTCTTGATACCCAGGGAATTGAACAGCGCCTTGTACACACCACCCATTTGCTCCTGGTCGGTCAGCGGAGGGATGTAGACGGTGTGCGAGAAAGTCTTCATGACCGGCGCGGTTTGGGTTGCGTTCATTCAAGGTACTCCAACAGGATGACGTAATCGTGTATGCTCCAACCTGTCACAGTGGAGTCATTAAGAGCTTGATGGACCTGGGTAGCAATCGTCATCAGTGACGACATGGAATCCAGAACCAACGTTTGTGCGCTCAACGAATCCAAGTCGAGCTCTACTTCAATAAACTCTTTGGTTAAATCATAGTGGAGTTCTTGTTGATTGCACTTCCACAAATGAACCAGCATGCTGAGGATAGTCTTGATTTCGTTCATGTCGAAATCGTAACTACTCAGGATCTTCGGGATCTCTGCCAAGGATACCGATTTCGTCTTGATCATAAACGAATTCCTCTAATGGGGGTTCTTCCGGTAAAGGAATCAAATCCCGAGAATCTATCCCCACAACTAAGTTAAGTGATGCAAGCATTTGCCATGCACACCGATATTCCAAATCGACCTTGGGCAAGATCATGAGGATCTTCCGGGATATATCGGCGATGCCGTCCTGCATGATGTCGTCGTAATCGGCCCCTAACAGATAGGTAGCAGCCATTGAAATGTTGTAGCGTCTTTCATCCAACCGTAAACCGCGGTGACATACAAAGGCAGCTTCGACGGTTGCTTCGAACATACCCAGGGCTAACTCGTTATAACGGTGAATGGGAAGATTACCGCATACCAATCCACTTATCTCGCTCCGGATTTTCTCGTACAAATCGCGGGCTTCGATCTGATAGTACTGGAGTTCGCTGCTTACCTTCCCGAGATACAGATCTAGAGAGCGCATGTAGTTGTTCCGCACTAGGGTTGTCACTGACGATCTCGGTAATCGCCTCTTTAGAATCCTCGTCCTCTGGTGCTGCAACCCAACCCAGTTTCTCAGCAGTGGCGTCAAGGTCCATGAACAGGTCAGCATGGCAGAGTGCTTTACCATTGCCTACTTCGTTGAACTTCACCTTAACGACCAGCCGGGTATCCCAGGAAGCTGCTTTGATAGCTTTCTTCATTACATCCACATAATGAAGAATGATTTCATCCGGTTTGGTGATGCCGTAGTAACCGTCATAGGAATCCATGAGGTTGTCGATCTCATCGTCGACTTTACTCGGATCGTTGACGATCTCTACAGCGGCTTCGATCATCCGCTTGACCAGAACTAACTTACTGTCGAGCGGCTCATCACGCTCCATCACAAGATTAAGCGCTGCATCCCGCACATCACAAATAACCACGGCTCACTCCCTATTAATAATCGAACTCTACTACCAACTGTTGATTGTCTTTACCGAACGCTGTGATGGTCACATAGGCATGACGTGGAACACCCAACACACCTGAAGTAATCAGCGAACGGAAGCCAGCCATGTCATGGCCATGCAGTTGGTGATAGACCCGAGTCTCGTTGAATTCCGAGAAGCCTTCATCCATCAAAACAGAAATCAGATCAGAAACGTCTAATTTGCGTTCTAACAGCTTTTTGCTTCCACCTATTGTCCTACCAAGACTGTATCGATTCAAATCGATAGAGAAGCTCTTAGACACCTTCTTGACCCTCTTCGTGGTTGTCCCACCCTATATAGATTGGTAATTCGTGAAAAAACACTATAGAACCCTAGGGTAGGAGCGAATGCTCCTACCCTAGTGGTCTTTATAGCGCCGACTTATCAGTCGAAGAAGCTACCTTTGGCATCGCCGCCAGTTTCAGCTTTATGTTGCACGAAATCGCTACGGACTTTACTGGTGCGCTTGTCCAGTTCATCCATGGCCAGTTCGACCTTCTTCACAGCGTCGCCGTGGTCGAGGATCATGTGCAGTTGCGACACATTGCCTGGACGATCGGTTTCGCCGAACACACCGGTGGAACGGATCACGGTGCCTGGGAAGGAGGCGATGATGGCGTCGGAGCTTTCGAACAGGGAAGCCACCGCTACAGGGACAGGACCCTTGTAGTTGGACGGATCGGCGATGAAGGAGATCTTCGCCAGTGCCGGTGGTACCTTGTAGTGCTTGGAGTAGTTCAGCAGGTGCAGGATGTCCTGACGGTCCATCTCCTCGTGCACCGTGGTGGTGAACAGGGTCAGGGTCGACACACGGTCGATGATCTGCTTGTCGACTTCACCACGGGTTTTGTCCGGGGTGTTTTCGAACTCCAGGTACGGGATGGTTTCGTTCAGAAGATCAGGCGAGGTCTGAGCCTTGAACGAACGCATGGTGTTGACCGAGTTGCGCATTTCGATTTGCGACGAGTGATCATGCAGGAAGATCATGATCGGGGTGATGCCCTTCGCTTTCAGCCAGCGGCAGACGAGGAGAGCGATAACGCTACCCGAACCGCCGGAAGTACCGCAGACCACGATGTTGAAGATGCCTGGCTTGTATTGCGAGAGGGCTTGGTCGACGAACGGCTCGGCCGCTGCGTAGTTGGTGGATTGCACCTTACCCGAACCTTCAGCGAGCACGTCGCCTACGGCTTTGATACGTTCCAGTGGGATGCCATCAGCTTCGGAGATACGGTTGTTGCCACTGGCGTCGAGGGCCAGGTAAGAAGCGTTCTTGGTGCGTGCCGAGAGTTGGCTTGCTTTCAGCTTCTTGCCGATGTTGATACCTGCGCCACCGCAGAGGATGAAGTTC